TTTAGTATACCTGCCATGAAGTCTTTAACCAACATATCAGGCATGTTCTTAGCGATATTTAAATCAGCTGATAAAGATTGAATTTCACCCTGTGATTGGTATGATACATATACAGGTGTAAATGGAGGGCTTGGAGGTAACAAGTCAGTTGGCTTACGCATAGACACATTATAAGCAATAGCCACACGTATATCCATTGAATTGCTTGCACGTACCTTAAATTGGTATGTTTGATCTATAAGTATGTTTGTTCCTTGCGTAAATGATGGTACACTTTCTAAGTTTATCCATGCGGTTGTACCAACACCCGAAACCGTAGTATATAACAAGCCACCCTTATAAACGTCTATATACCATGTAGCAGGAGCAGATGCGTGAGTAATCTTATATTGAATGCCATGAGAAACAACTGTGTATGGATGGAGTGCATCTCTCATCCTTAACGTATCATTCGCTTCACTAAAGTAATTACTTACAGCTGCAGGTGTTATTCCTGAAGAACTTGAAACAAGTGATGTATTAGCAATATCAACTACTTGTTCATTGGTGTAGTTTACAAATGTATCCGTGTTTTTTAAGTACAAATAACAATTCGTGAACCTCTTATCAGTAAGGAAGTTACCTTGAAAGTCTACACCATACTTTGATTCAATTGCTTCAACGATTTTGTTAATCCTTAAGGCAGGCGCTAACTCAGTATAATTCAATGCATGTGCAGGAAGTGTTATATCCGTGTTTGTGCTATCTCCATAACTCCAAAGCCTTGAAGAACTAATTAACGGATACCTTACATCATAACTTGAACCACTTGTTATTCGTGTTTGAACATTTGCACCTGTATACTCATGTGTATAAGCTGAGTAGTCTAAACTGCTTAACTTGTCATCACCGAATAAGTCCGCTAATGTACGTATATCACCATAAAAAGTAATCGTATACGAATAAGGCATGTTGTCCTTAACGTTGGCTTTTTCTAACTGAATCTTTCCGGTACGAAAAGGTATTAAATCAATCTCTATACTCGCTGCTCTTCTTAGTTGGTAGTTAAGCGCTCCGTTAACATCCGTTTGGTAGAAGTGTTCAAATATCTGATTGTTATGTGGTGTTGCAGGAACACTAAATGATTGTGAGAAATCAGTGAACAGCTTAGCTAAATCCTTATAGTTCTGAACGCTGGAGTTTACGTTTATGCTCTCATCATTGAATAGTTCTAAACGCTCACCTTCAATGTATACTTGTACCTTTCTCATTAGACTACAGTAGTGTTATAATCGTAAGCAAATTCAAAATCAAGTTGGTAGTTAATCAGCTTGGTGTTTATGTTCTTGAATAACTCCGTGTTTTTGGTGTTCATGACTACAGGACTGCCATTGATCAATATACGTTCCGACAACATCAACTCTTGAAGTACCTTGTTATATTCTTCTGACACGTATCCAGTGTTTACCTTAATGGACTTTTTACCTAATGTGTTGAACATTTTACGCTGTCCCTCTTGTACATCATAATTTACAAGGTTGGCTTGTAGTAAGTTATACCCTTGGTTCTCAATACTTAAACTGTCGTTACTTGCTTTAAAGAACCAAGTCTTTTGCCATCCACCTAATTTGTTTATGAAGTCACATTCTACAGGTGTATAGAAACATTCGCTGATTGGTCTAAAGTGGTATTCATTTGAACTGATCACTGCACCACCTGTAGCATACTTAGTGATCGTTAACCTATTTCCCGCACTCACGTTTGCAGCGTTCACATAAGGTATGTCCTTCCACTCCTTTGTGCTGAATGTGCTTTGAGTGTTTACATTGGTTACGTAGTTAAACCATCTAACTGTTACATAACTTGCACTTCCGCTGTCGTTCCTTACAAGAACTGATCCAATATTACTCTCGCCAAGTGGATAATAATAAGTGCCTTCAGTAAGTAAAGCGTGTCCATTATCGTGATTGTATCCATCTGTATATAGGTTATAGCCGTCAACTACATCATAAGTAGTTGTATCTAAAAGCGTTTCTGTAGTTCCTATTATCTTATACCTCCTTACTTGCACTTGACACCATTCATTAGAATTGTTGGTTGTAGGTGTTGTTACACTTGCAGGGCTTACATGACTCAAGTATTCCTTTAGAAATGGGCTTATGTTATAAGTTGTTTTCGTGTTTGTGGCGCTTGGTATATTCTTTTGAAGCGTGTACGTAGGTGAAGCAGGTGAACTTCCGTAGCCATTCCAAATATATAGCAATACCTTAGATGCCGTTTGGTTTAGTTCGTCTACTTCTACAATAAAAGGAGAACGTGCTTGTATAATCATTTCTTGATGCTTTCTTTAAATAACTTCTTTACCTCTAATCCGTATTCCTTAGCCAAATCCTGTGGTAGGTTTTTAAGTGCTGCTTGGTATGGCTTTGTAAAAAATAACGTAGGCTTTAAACCTTTTGAATAAATACTTCGTGTGATTAGAAAAGCTGTTGCCCTATATGACATGAACTTACCCGTTTTTCTATCCTTAAACTGAAACCTCCTTGCTTCTACCCATTTCTGAATAGATTGACTTAGTCCGCCTTCTTTACCTCTGCCTGATCCAAACTTAAAAGGAGAGTTAGGTGCTTTGGCACTTGAGTTCTTTCCCTTTACACCTTGGTCTTGAAAGTCTCCATATTTCTCCATGAAGAACTTTACCGTAGTCCTTTCAGAGTTAATTGTAACCTCGCCTTTAATAGAGTTATACAAGCGCTTAGAAACGTTCCTATCTCCATTGGTTAGGTTCGCCTTTGCTCTGCTTGTTACGTGCTTAACGAATCGATCTAAAGCCTTATATATTTCAGCTTTTTCCTGCATTAGCAAATGGTCATTTCATTAGGCACTTGTACATCTAATGTCATTGTCCAACCTGCAAGTCCTGACTCAAACCTATCCGTGAATGGTTCGCAACTTGCTGTGCCTACTATTTGAAAATTAGTTGAATATAAGTCACCACGTCTCAAAGATTCATACAAGCGATTTAAGACAGCCAATTGTGTGTTCATGACATCTTGTTCATTATCATTCCCTCTAAACGCATCAGGCTCTTCTTTGGATACATCAAGTACATCCATTGCCATGATTGATACATTGAACTGAATTACATTATCAATAAACGTGCTTGAGTTTACCACTATATGAGATAGGGGAAATATAGTCTGTTTGTTTAAATCAACCTTATATACCGATCCCTCGCTGACCGTGTTTACAAAGGGATCATTGTCTAAATGATTTTTTAATGTATCTAATACGTGGTAGTAACTCATTTTATGCTTCTTTTAATTTTTCTTGATTCAATCTCGTTTTTCTGCTTTTCGAAAGTAAGGTAGGTAAGGCACTTGAGTAGTCCCATTCGGGTAACGTTGTCAAATCGTCCGACATCACCTTGAGCAATTGCGTATAATGACTGATACCATCCCCATTGCTTACCGAACTGCGCTTCTTCTGAGTATTCATTGATGTCATCGTCTGAACTTCCTTCTCCAAATAGTGCAGGGTAGCCTTCAATAACTCGCTTCTTAAACGATAAAAAAAAACCGTTGCACCTAAAGCGACATCTACCGGTGCATACTTCATGACCTCTGAATAATTCGCAGAACCTTGATAGTCTTCAATCTCGTATTTGTCCTTGAACGTTTTTGTGATCGGTCGGTACATTACAGCCATTGCCTTATTCAGCTTTTGGATGTCACCTAAGTTAGAATCTAAATCTATGTACTCACCGAATGAAATGTTTTCTAAGTCAGGAATGAAACCAAACTCTTTGTCTTGTATTTTAAATCTATGCTGAAACTTTGGTTGTGATTCGAATAGCTTAGTAAAATGTTCGACCAATTTGTTGACATCGGTCATTTTAATTTTAACCACATTTTTTAGTTCTATTCCGCAGAATAATTCAATCATTTTCTGAGCAATGAACTCTTCATCATTTGAGTTTTCGGACACCTCAATAAACTTCTGATAGTGCATCAAAGGTATCTCGCTCAATTTAGTAGGTATAACCAACTCTAACTTCATAACTAACTAACTTTTATTTATTCTTTTCGTTGTACATAAGCGCATAACTATAGGCCTCTGATAGCAATACAAAGTGCTTACGCATACTCATGGGATTATCTAAGACTATCTTTACTTTTCTGTTCGTCTTTTTGTAGATATATTCCTCCACAACAGCTTTCATAACTTCTATTTCCATTAGTAAATGTAGTATTTCCCTTGAGCATTCTTTAAACCTATCGTTTCCATCTCGTGATACCTTAACGCATCTATAGCGTGATCTGTTCCTGTAGGTTTGTTTAATCTTACTCCAGTCTTATCCGTGTCCCAAATGTAACCTCTTAGTTCTTTTATTAAATTGGTGCTGTTAGAAGTCACCAAATACTCTTGTGACTGCATTACTTGTATACCATAGTTAATCGAATCCTTTCCTTTGGTTACTCCTTTAATCGTTATTCCGTGTCTGCGTATCTCTTCTATACTTTTTGGCTCTGCACTATCAGCGTATACAGGAACGTTCTTAGGTAGTTCCTTTGCTATGTCAGAATTAAGCATACCCGTTCTATACACCTTCTCGTTTACTATTCGCTGACCGTTGTAAGAGTATACCTCTATTATCGAAGTGGGATCTACACTATAACCAAAGTCTAACCCTATGCCGATTAACTTTGCTTCCTCTGGTATCTTGTCTATCTGTTTCCAATTGTTAAACACAGCACCTTGTAATGATCCAATCTCACCAAGTCCATACACCTTCCACCAATTCTCCCAATAGGATGATGTCTTTGCTTTTTCCTTTGCACTTTCAATCTCTTTGACTATATTCTCGTCAAGTGCTTCGTTGTCTTTGTAGTTTAAGATTATAAAGTCGGCATCTTCTTGTGGCACTACTTCCGTATGCGCCCAAAACTCCTGAGTAGGGTTAAAGTCAATGTATATTTCTTTGTTGGTACGAATAGATAATTGTAAATAAGCTTCAAAGGTTACGTTGTTCGCTTCGTTTACGTATAGGATGTTTCTCCTTGCACCACGTAGCTTATCGTCCATGTCAGCGCTGAAAAACTCTATATAAGATCCATTTGCAAAAGTGTATGTGAGTAGTGACCTATTCCAATGTGCATCTACGTACCTATTGGTTAGCTTCATGATTTTTAAGAAGTCCTTCATAGCACCCCTCCTAAGGTGTGGTATAGACTCAGAGACTACACTAATTTCCAACATAGGTGTTCGTGCAGCCTTGTCTATTAAGATTGGAAGTATACCAAATGTCTTCCCTGCCGAAGTTCCGCCCTGTATAACCTTCTTTCGTTTGGTTAGGGATCGTATCTTTTTTATGGCAGTTGTGTACTTGAACATTAGTCTTGTTCGTCTTCCTGTCCTTCGTTAAACAATGGCTGTTCGATAACCGTCTGTTCTACCTTATCAACTAAGTTGTTAAGTCGTTGTGTTATGCTTGGGTTGTAGATCCCTGCCATACCTCCAGAGATTTGATCTTGGCGTATTTCTCGCTTTATACGTGAACAGATAGCCAAAAAGCGTTTGTATCTTCCATTTGAGTTAGCAAAGTATTGGTCCATACCATTTATAACACCTTGGTCCCAAACGTAACATTCAAAGCCTTCCATTGTTAAAGGACGCTCTAATTCGCTGTATTCGCTTCTTCCTTCCTTACCTACAAATGTATGTTTAAGTATAGGGTTATTCTTTACGTATCTTTTATACTCTTGGAATAGTTCCCACATTCTTTCGGGGCTTTCTATTTTATTTGGTCTACCCATAAGTTGTATATATTCGTTTTAGTTGGTTTACCATATCTCTAACACAACTTCCGCAGCTACTTGGCTGTTTGTTCGTGTTTAGGACTCTGTTGTATATATCTAATAACTTCACTTGCTCGTCTCTTGTTACAACCTGACTTCCTTTGTTGAAGAAACCATCTAAGTATTTGTATTCAGTCTCTGTTAAGCAGTTCGGCTTTCTGTATGGGAATATCTCATTTAGTAACTCTTTTCTTTTATCACATCCACAATCATCTCCAAACATGAACTTAACTGCTGATGCTATTCCTGTTGCTTCAAATACTTTCTCTAAGCTATCTCCTAATCCTTCGCTTTTAGCTGCGAGTATTTCGGCTTTGGTTAGTCTTTTTCTCTTTTGTGTCATATCAATTCAAAATCTTGGTTTATATAATCTGCATAGTCCTCACCTACATTTTCAGCTAAACGGATCTTGCAATGCTTAATCGTGTGAAAGATTGATCGTGTGCTTATAGTTGTAGCTTTGCTCATTTGTCTTAAACTCATTCC